TATAAAATAATCTGAATACCATCTCTATCAATTCTTAATCCTCTATATGGATTATAAAAATCAGTATCCCAATCATATGCTTCATATTTATTTGAAAATTTTCCTTCAGTTAATTTTAAAAAATAAATTCCATAAGGAACAACATTATCAAATTCAGGGGCAGTATCCCACACAATTAATATAGTGTACCAAAAAGTTTTAAAATCTTCTAAAACAGAATCATATTCTTCAACTGGTACAGTTCCAAAATAACAATTACCTGGAGTACCACCAGAATAATATTGATTATATCTATTTTCTTCATCACTATTTATAGTAGCTGTATCTAAACTAATTATACCCCACCATGAACGATTATTTGGCCCTCCTCCTGCTTCTTTTCTACCCACATAAAAAAATATTTCTTTATCAGTAGCACAAGTTTGCCAAACAGGATAAAGTGGGCCTGTCCACATAATTCCTGATCCCCAACCATAATATGAATTTGGATCTGTAAGTTCCCTTCTGACAATATCTACTACTTTTGTCGATCTGTTTATTTTTAATATACAATATTCACCAATTTTAAATTCATTATCTTTATAACTATTTAATCTTGTATTTATTGCATCAAAATATGGTACTCCATGATCAACTAACAAATCATTATTTTCAAGAAATATTGGATTTACAATATCTTCATCAAAAGTAACGTTTATATATCCAAACATTATTTTTTCACCTGGATATGGTTCTCTTGGCAATGGAGTTACTAAATCAACAGTTGTGCCACTAATTGTATCAATTTCTCTTGCTCCATATTGAAAATCCCCAGGATACCAACAATGAGTAAACTCTTGAGATGGTGGATCTGTATATGCCCAATAAGCAGGAACATTTATAATTAGATTACTTGAAGTACTTCCTTCTCCAACTATACCCCATTCTGCATAATCAGTTTGATATTTTTGAATCTTTAAAGTTATTCCTTCTTCTGGAGCATTTTGACCAAATGGCTCACTTACTTCTATATAAGTTGAAGTCTGTACAGTTATTTCTCTCCAACATTTAAAATAAGCTCCATCAGATGAAATAGAAGCATAATATCCTTCCCAAAATCCATCGGGGTAAGCTGAAAAATCTGCATATATTCTTGTTGCAGTACTTGTATCTGTATTTAATAATAAAGTATCAGAAAAAACAAATTCAGATTGAACAATATTTCCAAATAAATAAATATAATCAGCATCAATTTCCATACTTGCTATAGTTAATGATGGATAACCACCATCAAGTCCTTCTATATTTATTGTTTCATCATAAATAAATGAATTAACTATTTGAGTTTGTCTATCAACATAAAACATATCAAATTTTAAAGAATAATTAGCATGATGATTTGCATATTTAGTACCATTATACCAATTTCTACCATGAAAAAAATAAATGCGATCATTAATTAAATCTGTACGAGCAATAGCAGGATGCATATTTGCTGATCTACCTAAAGTAATATCATCTAACCAATTTTGTGTCTCTTGTCCTCCTTCTCCGTTTGTACATTTTTCATAAACATTTGTATAACTATTTAAATAATGAAGTTTATTAATTACATCATGAGGATATGAAGCATCATAATGTTCAAAACCATAAAAGTAATCATTTTTAGCATCTTTACAACCAAACCATCCAGACCAATATCCTGCTCCTGGCACAGAATAACTATAATCTCCTTTCCAAGAATCTCTATAATGATGAACAACACCATCTATTAAAGGATCTATTTTAGGAAAAGACCAACCATGAAACATTGTTCTGCTTATTTCTGCTGTGATTGTTGGCATCTCATTTATTCTACCATATAACTTTGGTAGTTCTGTAAAATCAGCAATTATCATTGATGATCCTTTTTTAGCAACTTCAGGATCAGCAGATAAAGCAGTAAAGTCACCAAGCAATCCTTCAAATTTCATTAATTGATGTTGTTTAAAAGGTATCTCTGGAATTCCCGATGGGAATTTCCAATAAACATAATTATTTGTAATCTGAGTTGCAAATGGTGGTGGTGCAAGAAGACTAACAGCTTGTAATCTAAATATATCACTTAAAAAACACCACAACCATTGATCTTTACTATTAAGATATATTCGATTATTTACATGGTAGCTATCTGTATATCTATCACAAAAACTTGCAATAAATTTAACATTTAAAATCCCAGGAAATTGACCAACACTATTAACAAATGCTTCCCATTCATCATCACCCTCCATATGGGGAATATCTTTTAAATTATATGTTCCAAAAACACTCTTATCCCACCAAACAATTTTTCCTGCAACCATATCTGTTCCAACTACTTCAGGAACAACATTTATTGCAGATCTACTAATTGCCATATCGTCATTTCTATAATCCGTTCCTTTCTTTTCTTCTGGTTGAAATAAAAACCATCCCAGGGCCATTCCTATTTGCATCCCAGGATAACCACCAATCACAGCACCAACTACACCTGTTGCAATGCTGGCAATTTGGGAAGTTTCTTTATCCTTTAAAGGTATTACTCCACCATTTTCGCTCATAACTTATAACCTATTATGCTATAACAACTGTATCAGTTGGAGAAGTAGTAAAATCTGCTACTAAATTATAACTATTAATAGATACTATTTTTATTGACCATGACTGACCAATTTCCGAATCTAAAAAATCAATAAAAGGAGTATCTATTTGTTTCAAATCACAATATTCCGTTGCTGCATGTGATGTTGCTCCTGCTCCTCTGGTGCATCCTGTAAATGTATAAGTAGGATCTCCAGTAATTCCAGTATAAGTAATTAATTCATCTTCAATCCAAAATGATCCTGAAGATGGAAAAGAACCATACAAAGTTGAATTGTCATATGGTATTGTAGTTACTACATCATCGATTAAAGAATCTAATTTAACTGAAGGAGTATAAATACCAACTTGTTTTTTAAATATATAATCTCCTCCACCAACACTTACATATACTCTTGACCCTACTATTAAAGGATTATCATCTGGTCGTTTAAAACGTAACCAAATTTTATTTTCAGAAAGATCCTGAACAGCACTAAATCTTTCAAATATATCTGGAGCAACATAAGGAGAAGGAGTAGAATTATCATCAACATGAGTTACTTTAGGAATAGAATCATTATAAACATATCGATTATATTCTAAACATTCTAATTTAATTTCATCATTTTCTGTTTCATCCATTCCAACAATTCTAAATTCTTTTTTATCCCATCCAGTTTGAATATGACTAATACCAATTATATCTCCTATTGCATGAGTATAACCTTGAACACCTGTATTAAGTTCACAAAAAAATCTATTAGCCAAAGAAAAATCACCAAAAAATTGAGCCATTCGCATTGCTTGCGATTTTCTTTTAATACCACTCAATCTAATAGTTTTTACCTTTTGTGAATTAGTTGGATGCCCACCAAGATCAGTTTCTAAATATACATTTTGTGTATCATGATCATATGCTTGCCATTGATAAAGATTTTTAAAAACATCATCATCATCATCTTTTACTGATCTTTGCATGTATTCTATTCTGAATATATTTGAAGTTTCTCTATCAGAAAATCCTTTATAATTAAATGATCCTTCTTTTATATTATCTTTTACAATATAAAAATTATCACTTGCATTAGGACTTACTGGAAGATCTTCAAAAAGATCAATATAAGCTGAAGTTTGATCCTCTATATAAAAGGAATATTCTGTACCAGATATAATTATTTTACCAGAATCACCATACCAATATTTATCAGGGTAAGCTGAAAAATCTGCATATAATCTACTTACTGTACTTGATCCTCCTACAACAAAATTTTCTTTATGTCTATCAGAATAATAACATTCAACTGCTTCATCACCATTTTCTATTAATGGTTCTAACTGTCCTTGTTTTAAACGAACCATTCCTCTACAAGTCAAAAGAATATCTGTTAAAATATCAAATCCTTTTACTCTTGCAGAAAATACATTTGAATACCTAAATCGTGGTTCATTAGATAATGAATCATCCCAATCAGTAAATTGAACTGATTCATCACAAAAATCTGAAGCTATTTTCCAAGGTGATCCTACCGTATCAGGATCACCATTAAATAAATCAGTATCTAATCCCATTCCCCATCGAGTATTAGTCATAAAATTATAAACAACTCTTATAGGATTAGCATCTTCTTCTGATGCTTCAAGCAATAAACATTCTGCTTCAGCAGCAATAGAGGGCAAAGCAGATAAAATTTGTCCTTCAACATGTAATTGTACAAGTGTATAAGCTGTATATATAAAAGGAATTGCGGGTATAGGTTTACCAGTTTGATAAGCACTAATAATTGAATTAACTATTTGAGTTGCAGATCCAGGGTAAGAAGTAAATGTAGCAGAATAACCTTCTTCCTCCATATCTCCTGCTAATTTATCATCAATAAAATATTGAAGATATGATCCAATCTCTCCTTCACAATGACCTACTGCAAAATCAACAAACATCTCTGGAGACCATTCAGGTGATTTACGTGATCCTTCATTACTCCAATCAGATTCCATATTGCCTAACCAAATAACCCCTCCATATAATTTATTTTGACCAAAAGCTATAGGAACCGGACTACTTCTTACAAATGAATTTGCTCCTAAATCACCTAAAGGTGGTGGAGGGGGAGCATTAGGTGGATCTATCCATAAACCCATCTGACCACCAATGGACATTCCAATCATAGCCCCTGGAAAACCACCAATGACACCACCAATGACACCACCAACGACCATACCTGCTGTTTGTCCAGTAGTCTCACCCATTACATAAAATCCTTATACCTTAAAATACTATCCAGTCTTCCTTTATCTGAATAATAAGAATTTAAAGAATCAATTCCTACTTTTTTATCAACAGATCTCCATCCACATTTAGCATGAATAAAATTTACAGAATCAAGCATAATTCCATTATGGTGTGCCGGATATTTTACACCATATAAACGAAATAAACATATATCTCCCTTATCAGGTAATTGATTATCTAATAATTCTACAAATCCAGTTTTTAAAAGAGCATTTTTTAAACGATCTTCAGTTGTTCTTTTCCACCATCCTACTGTATAAGACCTACCATCTCCTTTAGGTAGATCTATCCCTGCTCGATGATAACTCAAATATAACAATCCGGCACAATCTATACCAAGAGTTGATCTGCCGGAATGATAAAATGGAGTACCTAAGAATTTTTTAGCTTCAATAATTACTCGATTATTTATTTCCATAATTATAAAATTGGTTCCATAGGAACCCAAGGATAACCACCATATTTAGCAAAATTATTAAAATCTGCACTTTGACATGCTTCATAATTTTTAGGACATAACTTAACTACTCTTAAAGTTGTTCCATTAGCAATCACTCCATCAAAAGGAATTCTAAGGGTTATAGTACCTGTACTATTTGATACAACTGGTCGAGCCATCCCATCGTAAACACCACTTGTTAATTCAACAAACCCAGGAATAAAATAATCGGTTGCTTCTCCATGACTACAAGTTAATGTTTGTCCATCTGATTGAGCAGTTAATGATGTATTCACTTCATAAGAAGTTAAAAGTAAATCACAACCATCACCACAGAATGTCCAATTACAACCAGACTGATAAATTCGTTTAGGAAAAGTTTGTTCTAATAAAGGAAATGGGCGTATAGTAACTGTTACCCAATGTTCATCTCCTTTAGGTTCATCAATAAATCCTTGAAAAAGTAATTGCTTTCCTTTATAAACTACTCCTGTATAAAAAGCTGCATAAATCTTACATTTTTTATTATTATATTTTCCTGCAATAATATCATTTTTAAATGCAAGATCTACATTATCTAATCCAATTTCTAATTCATTAATAATTGTTCCTTCTTCACTACGAATTGTATTTCTCTTTATTGCCAATGCTGTAAATCCACTAATATCTGTACTATTAGCAATAAACTGATGATCATCTGGTGCATCAATAGAAAAATAATAAAGAGATAATATAGTAACATTTGATCTAAAAAAATATGGTAACAATCCAGCAGTAATTTCTTTTCCCATTATAACCACTCCTTAAAAGAAATTGTAAAATCCCAAATATTAGCTATGTTGCTTGGATTAACATATTGTAATGATTCATAAGTAACCTGAAAAGAAGTACCATATCCTGTATTCCAAATAGCAGGTAATACATTCCATTGAAAATACATATATTGTCCATTCTGATCATTCCAATGGGTAAGAATTATATCTTTTTCAGCATTTGTTCTACCTCTTATTTCAATTTCCCATCCACGCATAGGATCAGTAGATTTTAATCGAGTCTTTCGATTCCATCCTTCAAACTGAGTTTGTAAAACATTCCATTCAGGAACTTTAGGTTTGATACTATGAACTTCAAAATTAAAAGGATCACCTGCTGCCATAATTTATCTCCTATTAATATGCATTAGGAATAGCCTTTCTAACAGGTCTATTATTTTTCATATTTCTAATCATTTGATTTTCAATTACTCGCATATTCTTTTGTAAGAACTGAACTCCAGTTTGAGTATCAATAGCCTGTAATGTAATGGGCATATTAACTATATTTCTTTCTGAATGAGATCCCTGTAGTTTATTCATTGGAGCAACTATTTCATCTTCACCATATTTAGTTTTTTCACCAAAATTATATATACTACCAGACTTCATTCCTTTTCCTACAATTGGTTCTGAAATAACACCACCATCAGCATATCCCAACATAGATGCTGCTTGCATACCCATGCTCAACCATGATCCCCAATCGGTTCCTCCCTCACCACCTGATCCTCCTGATCCACCACCAAACAATCCAGAAATTTTATTACCAATACTTCCAAGAACATCAGTAAATCCACTATACCATTCTTTACTACTTTTCGATGCTGCTTCTGTATTACTTAATATTTCAGCAGTTATACCAGAAAAATCTGAAGCAATGGATTGCATATTTGTAATGCCTAACATTTTTGCCGTATCATTTTCTCCTCCCATAGCATCACCCATCATACCACTAATATCCATACCACCAAGCAACCCTCCTCCCTTATTCATATTTGTAACAAACACAGGAATAGGATTACTTGTTGTCATAAATTTTTCTTCCAATCCTTCAATTTTCATAGGAATATCTTTTGGATATTGTCCAGTTCCAAAAGCACCTTCAGGTATTTTAGTCATATTAGTTATATAAACAGGTAATGGTTTTATAGCAAAAACCTCTTGTGATTTAGACATTTCTACTGTGGGAACTTTTTTCATTTCTTCATATTTTTTAACATGACTATCCATTAAATCTTTAGGATTTACTATTGTAACTGGTAATGGTTTGGTTACTGTAATCTCTTGAGGTTTTCCTCCTTCTTTACCTTTACCTTTTTTACCAAACATTTTTTGAAATAATGTTTCATCT